CGAGCAGCTTCCTGCGGAACCGCATCATCAACGGCGACATGCGGATCGACCAAAGGAATGCTGGGGCGAGCGTTACAATCAACGCGGCGGCAGCTACTTACGCGCTTGACCGCTGGTTTGGCTTTGGCCAAGCATCTGACGGCGTGTTTACGATACAGCGGTCAACAACAGCGCCAACTGGTTTTACAAACTCCCTTCTTGTTACGGTTACAACTGCTGACGCATCGCTTGGGTCTACCCAAAACTATGTTCTTGCCCAGTACATAGAGGGCTTTAACTGCGCCGATTTTGGTTGGGGCGCTGCGGGTGCCCAGACCGTCACGCTGTCTTTCTGGGTTCGCTCTAGCGTCACCGGCACGTATAGCGGTTCGCTTCGCAACGGCGCTGTCAACCGTAGCTATCCGTTTACCTATTCCATATCAGCGGCAAACACTTGGGAATACAAGACCGTCACGGTCGCTGGCGACACAACGGGGACATGGGCTACAGACAGCACTTCAGGGCCACAAGTTATTTTTAGTTTGGGGGCAGGCTCTACTCTCAGCGGTACAGCAGGCGCGTGGGCTGGGAGCAATCTTGTGGGCGCGACCGGCGCAACCAACCTCATCGCCACCAACGGCGCGACCTTCTACGTCACCGGCGTCCAACTCGAAGTCGGCACTGCGGCCACGCCGTTTGAGCGGAGGCTGTTCGGGCAGGAACTGGCGCTGTGCCAACGCTATTACTGGACCAGCACGCAAAGCGGCGTGGCAGCGACACAGCGGATGTTTCTGTCCAACACAGGCAGCACGGTAAGGTTCTTCCACAGCTATTACCCTGTGACGATGCGAGCCAACCCAACAATCTCAGGCACGGTGTCGGCGGGGACGTTCAGTACGTATGGCAACAACGCCAACCTCTACGGCGCGGCGACGTCTGGGCTGGCGAATGACAGCGTGTCGGTGGAAATTTCCGCAATGACAGCCAGCGCGGAACTCTGAGCCATGTACACCAACGCCCAATACTACAACGACCTGTCCGGCAACCCCGCAGGCATCCGCGTGGACATCGCTGGCGTGACCAGCTTCGTGCCGCTTGATCCAGCCAACACGGACTATTCCAACATAATGGCCCTGGTGGCGGCGGGCGAACTCACGATAGCGCCTGCGGAGTAACAGATGTTTGGCTTTTCAACATTCGCAGAAACGCCTTTTGCGGCTCTTAGTGGGGCGATTGTTGATGGCCAGGTTGCGATTGACGCGGTTGCGGATGTGACGGTTTCCGCTAACGCCATTTTGGCGGGTGCGGTTCAGATTGATGGTGTTGCCACTCTGGATGTGCTGGGGCAGCGTATCCAACCTGGGCAAGTAGATATCCAGGCTGCTGGGGATGTCACGGTTGTTGGGCAACGCATCCAGCCTGGGGTGGTTGATATCCAGGCTGCGGGGGCAATGACTGCCACGGCTGAGGTGGTTTACTTGTCTGCGGTGCAGATTGAGGCTTTTGGCGAACTCACCGTTAATGGCCAGCGCATTCACCTGGCTATGGTTCCTATTGATGCCTCTGGCACCATGGTGGTCACTGGGATATTCAAGTGGGATAATATCCCAGACGGCACGGAAATCTGGAACGAGGCGGCGGATTCTGCTACAACATGGACGCCGGTTGCTGCCGGGTCTGAAGTTTGGACAAGGGTGCAATAAATGGCTGATACCACCACAACCAACCTGGGGCTTACCAAGCCGGAAGTTGGCGCTTCTGCTGATAGCTGGGGCGGTAAGTTAAACACCGATCTTGATCAGATTGATGCCATTTTTGCGGCGGCTGGCGCTGGCACTAGTGTTGGGCTGAATGTTGGTGCTGGTAAGACTTTGAATGTTACTGGTTCTTTTAAATTAAATGGTTCTACATCTGGCACAATTACTGTGGCGCCAGTGGCGGTTGCTGGCACTAATACGCTAACATTGCCTGCGATAACCGCCACAGTGGATGCGTTCCCATCTGGAACAGTTTTGGTGTTTGCTCAGACTGCCGCGCCAACTGGTTGGACCAAACTCACCACGCATGACAATAAGGCTTTGCGTGTTGTTTCTGGCGCCGCCAGTTCTGGTGGGTCTGTTGCATTTACCACAGCTTTCGCTTTGCAAACCATTTCCGGCACAGTTGGAGATACCACGCTTACAGCAGCACAAATCCCAAGCCATACACATACTGGCACAACAAGTTATGTTGGCAATCATACCCACGGCACCTCTGGTTCTGGCGGGGAAGGCGGCGGCTTTGCGGCAAGCGCCAACTATGGCAACACAAACAACTATATTCTTACTGCTGGCGGAACCAATCAATTTATCACGAGTAATGCTGGGGCGCATGATCACACATTTACTACTAACGCCACTGGTGGTGGCGGCTCCCATACACATACTTTTACTGGCACATCTATTGATTTAGCTGTCGCCTATGTTGATGTAATCATGGCGTCTAAAAACTAATGCAAATCCAACCGCAACATAACTGCCCGCTGGATGGCTTTAAGCCTTGTCGCAAGTTGGATTGCGCGTGGTTTATTCAGGTGCGTGGAACAAACCCAAACACCGGCAAAGAAGTGGATGAATGGGCCTGTGCTATGGCGTGGATGCCGGTTCTGATGATTGAGAACAGCCAGCAACAGCGTCAGACCGGAGCGGCGGTTGAGAGTTTCAGGAATGAGATGGTTCGGGCCAATGAGGCCACCGGCAGGATGCTATTAGCGGCCAGTGGCCACAAGATGCTTGAAGGATAGGGTTATGGCCATAGATAGCCACGAAGCGGCAAAGAGTGTGATGGATGCAGTGAGTGTCGTGACGGTTATCGGGACGCTAGCCCAGGTTCTTCCGGCTATTGCGGCGGGGTTCACAATCGTTTGGACTATCATTCGGATTTACGAAACCAAGACGGTGCAATCTTTTCTCAAGCGCGGCAAGTGATGGTGTAGGCAATGCCTTATATCCCTCTGAAAATACCGCCTGGGGTCTATCGCCAAGGCACACAATACCAAGCCTCTAATCGCTGGTATGACGCCAATCTGGTGCGGTGGACTGAAGGAACGCTGCGCCCTGTTGGCGGTTGGGAAAAACGCCAGTATGCTTCTGGCGGGTCTTATTTAGATATTCAGGTCATTGGCGTAATGCGCGGCCTTCATGCTTGGCGCGCCAATGATGGGACTGCTTGGGCAGCGGCCGGCGGTGCGGCTAAGTTGTATGGGCTGAAGGCTAATACACCGCCACAGAACATCACGCCGATTCGGGAAACTGGTTCGCTCAGTAATGCCTTCAGCACGGTTTCTGGTTCACCTACGGTAACAGTCACTGATGCTTCGCATGGCTTGGTGACTGGCGACACAGCGCGGTTTACTTCCGGCACCGCGATTGGTTCTAGTGGGATTACGCTTTCTGGTGATTACATTGTCACTGTCACCAATTCTTCTACCTACACGGTACAGGCTTCTACCAACGCCTCCACCACTGAAACCAATCAGGGGAGCGCCAATTACGCCTATGAGATTTCGGGGGGGCGTGTTGATAGCGAAAACGCGGTTGGGTATGGCGTTTGGACTTATGGTGCTAGTTTTTATGGAACACCGCGCCCGCAGTTAAATTCGGCTGGTCTTTTGGAAGCCAGCACATGGGCAGTAGATAACTGGGGCGAGTATTTGGTGGCTTGCCGATCTGATGAAGGCAAGATTTATGAATGGGATTTGGGGGCTGGCACCAGGGCATCTTTAATCACCAATGCGCCAACTCAGAATAAATCAATCATCGCCACAAGTGAGCGGTTTCTGTTTGCCTTGGGGGCTGGCGGCAATGGCCGTAAGGTTCAATGGTGTGATCAGGAAGATAACACCGATTGGACGCCATCAGCCACCAATCAGGCTGGCGAATATGAATTAGCCACTTCTGGCACGTTGGCCTGTGGTGAGCGCACCAGATACGGTACGCTTTTGCTGACAACAACTGATGCCCATTTGGCGGTGTATCAGGGGCCGCCGTATGTTTATGGCTTCGAGCGTGTTGGCTTTGGGTGTGGTGTTATTGGGCCACAGGCTTCTGTCAGCCTAGATAACGGCGTTGTCTGGATGGGCCAAGGTGCCTTCTTTATCTTTGATGGCACCGTGAAGAAGTTGGATTCTACCGTCAGTGATTATATCTTTGCCAATATCAACTATCAGCAGGTAGCTAAGATTACTTCCTGGGTGAACATAGATTATCAAGAAGTATGGTGGCAGTACCCATCTGAAGGCGCTTCCGAGTGCGATAGTTATGTGGTTTGGAACTTCCGTGAAAACACATGGATGATTGGCGAATTGAACCGGAGCATTGGCATCGCCAATGGCGTGTTTGAATACCCACTGATGTTTGACTCGTCGGGCTACTTCTATGATCATGAAATCGGGTACAACTACGATGGTGCTTTGATTTATGCGGAAAGTGGGCCGCTGGAGTTCGGCAATGGCGATCAGATTATGGTCGCCCGCCAGGTGGTGCCGGATGAAAAGACACAGGGCAGCGTGAGTGTGAAGTTCAAGACTCGGTTTGCGCCGGAAGGCGCGGAAACTACGCATGGGCCTTACACGATATCATCCAAGTACACGGATGTTCGGTTCAGTGGCCGCCAGGTCTCTTTCAGAATCGAGGCGGCGGAGTTGGGTGATTGGCGGGTTGGTAACTTCCGCCTTGAAGCGGTGCCGGGGTCCAGGCGATGAGACTTCCTGCGTCACGCCCCACCTATACCCAAATTGACGATCAGACTGCCCGCAGTATGCTTGAGCGGGCGGATGCGGAAAACCACAAACGGAACCGCGATATCGAAGTGTCCCCTGGGCGGTTGATTATCAAATCCCCCAATGGAACCCGATACAGCATCGAGGTTTCCAATGCAGGGGTGATATCGGCTACAGCCTTATGACACCGTTTGACG